ATAGTCAAGGCTTCTTTTGCTTGGTTACTCTCTACTTATAATATCTCTTAAAACGAGTGACTTTGCAAAGGAACAATTTTATTTTAGATTATCATCGGCAAAACTTAACCGATTGAGGAATAAACTTTTAGCGGAGTATTTGAGAAGTAATGGTAACGATTTGGCAACCGTGTGAAATTCAGCGATTTGCGGTGCTGTGCTGTCAAATAACTCTTTCAACTACAAAAGTAGTGAAAATCTTGAAATGCCCAAATATTTTTTCAAATGTATGTAAAAAAAGAAAGACTACACGAAAATGCAGTCTTTCTTGTGGATGCCGTCATTAATTAATGCTTACAATGCTTGAAAAGTAGTCACCCCATGTTGAATAATCACTACCGGAAGGAACTTTCAAAGTCATTTGTTGCTTACATTCTTTTGGAAAAGACTCGTATCCTATTGTTGGTGCGCTCTCGGCAAAGCAGGTTACAGTTCTCAATCCGGTACAATATACAAAGGCAAAGGCATCAAGTTTTTGTAGTGTGACAGGTAACTTAATGTCAGTCAATGACTCACAGCCGTAAAATGCGGAGTTTTCTATTACTTCCAACTCTCGTGGCATTTTCGTAGTGTGTGGCAAAAGATTCTTGCATAACATAAAAGCCGCAGTTGGAATAGTGGTAATTTGTGTATTCTCCATATCCGCACCTGTCAGGGCTGAGCAACTCTCGAACGCGTAAATTCCTATCGTTTCCAGTGAGGTCGGCCAAGGAATATTATCTTCCTCCCATCCTCTATCTGTTAGAATACCTTGAAGCGAGGTATTGTAAGAAAATGCATATTCTCCGATTTCTGTTATCTTATCGTGTAGTATTACGGTACGCAGACTGGAGCAAGAGGAGAATAGGCGTTCGCTAAGTATCGTCAAACTTTTCGGAGCTTTAAAACTGACTAATGAGTAACAATCAAAAAACGCCCCTTGTCCGATAGTGGAGATATCATCATGCAGAAAAACCCGTTCCAGATTATAGCATTTTTGGAAACACCAATCGGGAATTTCTGTTACTGTCTCCGGTATATGGATGGAGGTTACTCCACACCCATAAAAAGTACTTGGAGACAGTTCTTTCAGCCCGTTATGCAGCGTGATGGATTCAAGATAATCGCACCCTTCAACAATCCATCGTCCCAATGTTTCCACGCTTTCGGGAATATCCAATGTCCTCAATGACGGACAATATCCGAGGGCTACATTCTTGATTTCTTTCAATCCTTCGGGCAGAGCGACAGTTTCAAAAGACATACCTTGCAAAGCCCGTTCCGGCAGTATTGTGATATCCAATCCCGATAAATCTAATCGTTTCAATAAATTGAGGTTGGCTTTCAGATAGGAGAAATCATCATCTCCCAAAGTTCCGGTAATTGTCAGCTCGGTAGCGGTGGACGCATCTATGCCCGCATCTTCGAGGGCTTGCTGTAATCTTCCGGCTGTAGCAACATGGACGGTGTTTCCATCGGCAACTATTTTAGGCATGGTTATAGTTTCACCGCCAATCAATGTGAATACTATATAGTTAGGATTGTTGTTGTCTATGCTTTCAAACATGGAATCTCCCGTATCTCCTTTGTCTCCGGTAGCTTTGACTCCGGTTGAAGTCCAATTCATTCCGCCGTCAGTCGAAATTTCCCATTCATTGTCCTTGTTAATGCGAACCTGTGGGGCAATCGCATCCGCACCGTTATTACCTTGTGCCTTGACACCCGTGTCCGTTGTGCCAATCCACCAGTTGCCGTTATCACCGATGTGCGGAGTAAGGCCGGATGCGCCCGGCTCCCCCTGTGCCTTGATACCCGTATCTGTTGTGCCAATCCACCAGTTACCGTTGTCTCCGATGTGCGGAGTAAGACCGTCATTTCCGTCCGCTCCTTTCTCTCCGGTCACGGGCATCTTGTTTCCCTTGTCGAGAAGCCACTCGCCATTCACCGTCCAGTAATATTTTCCATCGCCGTCCTGTTTGGCGCTGATTGCAGGAGTATCTCCCTTATCGCCTGTTTCTCCTTTCTCACCATGTTTGATGGTCACGCTTCCACTTTTTAGGAACGTGATGATGTATCCTGTTCCGTCTTCAAGAGGGGTTACTCCCGTAACATAGTCTTTGTTCTCAAGAGCTTTGATTATGTTTTGCAGGGAAGAGATGTTCGTATTGACTGATTTTTGCCATTCCTCAAGGTTGGAAACACGGTCTTCTAAATCTTCCACGGTCTCTTTGAGCCACGTGTCATCGTAATCGTCACACGAATGTAGTCCCAATGCACAAACACACATCAAGAAATACAAGACACCTCGTTTGAGAGGTACACTACTGATAATAAATTTTCTCATAAAAATAAATGGCGTCCTCCCAATTCCTTAAAAGACTTTCTCATTAAACCACGAAGCGTGGAACTGCAAATGCCACGTCTTAAATCGAAGGTCGTAGGAAACCTGTAGTACAGATATGGGTATAGCAGCCCACGCTATAGCGTGAGAACCACTATGCTCTCCTTGTACTACATCTGAAAATTTCCTACGTTTTCGATTTACAAGATAAGCATAACGCTTCTTTCTTTTCTAATATGTCTTGGACAGAGTTTCCTCAATCCGATTGCAAATTTACGAAAAAGTCGTGATAATCCACTCTTTGCAGGCGAATTATTACGACTTCTCTTAATCTTTTTAAGATGGCTTTTTAAGACGGCTGTCTGCCGTTTTTTCGAGGTGTGCAGAGGGGCAAGCCCCTTGCCTTATTGGGGAATTTTCAGCGGCGGAGTATTGCGGCTCGGAAAATTCCCTAATAAGCTACGGTATTTTCCGTGCAAATACCTGCGTGGCGTGTCAGTGATTAGACCCGTTTCAGCCGTTTACTTGCCGAATATGTTCTATCGTGTTGCCGAATGGTAGTGGTTACCTTTTCTCGGATGAACGCCTTTCTATACTTGTTTTCAAGTGCAGTCATTGTAGCTGCTGTTTAGACCAACGGGATGCACCTTTCCTGCGGTTCGGGAATGGTGGCAAGTGGTTTCGGGCAGACCGAAACATAAACTTGCTACCCTCCAAATGAACGACACCGATTTTGAGCAACTCATAATTGCACGGATAAAGAACAGGCGTTCGTATGCAAGAGTTAAGGCGATCTGAGGGAAAAAGAGATTGAGCCTTTGACGGCACAGTCTTGAAGCCGCCAAATCCCCCGATACAGACTTCGCCTTTACGAATGGAAATGGCGTTCCGCTCTTGCATTGGATATTTACCCTCCCACGTTTTCCCAGCGGACTGATGATGGATGAAAAATTTGTTGAAACGATGAGTAGTACGTTCAATCCACTGTAATTAAATCACTTATACTCTCATCGTCTTCTCATCAAACTACTGCCCAAAAGAGAAACTCATCATCTGCGGTGTCGGCACGGTCTGTCTGTCCTATTTTCTTTTCATCAGTGAAATATCTTTGATGAGTATTTGTTGAGAATATAAGTTCCTATATTTCAATATAATAATATACTTATTCATCAATTCATCAAAATAATACACTATTTTTGCGCAAAACGTTTTTGGTTCGCTCCGTGCGTGCTAACAATGCCACTCACTTCCCAATGGCAGTGTGAACAGGTATGTTTTTTCTTTTCGCCAGTACATAATCTTTGCCAACAACACGCTGCGGACTTTGGAAGCCCCGAACGAGTCAATACGGAACGCAAGGGCGACAACCATATCAAGGCTGTAAACATCCAAACTACAGCCGTCTGACAAATGCAGGTGGCGTTTGGTATCGTATTCTTTCAATACTCCGCTTTTATATACGGCTCTTATGGCAGCACGAAGTGTAGGGGCGATAACTCCGAACAGTTCGCAGAGTTCCCACTCGCTCATAGCGATAGAGCCAATATCGGACGGCAGGGCGATATTACCCTGTCCGTCCATCGTGATGACGCTTCTTTTCTCTTCCATTGGTACTCGTTTATGGGTTATCAAATGGCACTGCAAATGCTTTTCTCCATATCCTCCAACTTGCCGGATAACTGTTCCAAGTCCTGACTTATCTTTTGGGCGGTTATCTTCGCGTAAATCTGCGTTGTCTTTATGTTGGTATGCCCCAACAGACGGCTAACGGTTTCAATAGGTACTCCGTTGGATAACAATATGGTAGTCGCTGCCGAATGTCTTGCGACATGATATGTCAGATGTGTCTTTATACCGCACAATTCGGCAATGGTTTTCAGTTTTTTATTGCAAGTGGAATTGCTCGGCATGGGAAACACCTTGTTGTTTCTCGCCATGCCCTCATACTTCCCTATAATCTTCTTGGGAACATCCAACAGGCGGATATTCGATTCCGTGTTGGTCTTCTTTCTTCGGGTGATTATCCAAAGGTTGCCGTCAAAGAACGTTTGCAGATTGTCGGTGGTAAGGTTCTTCACATCGGAATATGACAAACCCGTGAACACCGAAAACAGAAACAAGTCCCTCACAAGTTCGTGGGTCTTGTCGGGCATCTCGGTATTCATCAGAGTATGTATCTCGTCCTTTGTGATATACCCTCTGTCCACGCTTTCGGGAGAATTGATATACCCTGCAAAGGGATTGAACGGCAGGCGTCCGTCATTCCTCGCTATCGAAATGATGTGTTTCAACACAATCATA